TGGTTTCTCTCATCAAATAATATTATATTATATTATAGCAATATTATTTTTCTTGAATCGATTAATATTATTTATAGATTAATTTATTTTTATCTTCAAATTTTATCTACTATAAACTAAAGCAGCTGTTCCAGATTGAAATTTCAAAATATTATATCTTTCTTCATATATATGTAAATTATAATTATATTTATAAATAGAAGTGGGTTCTTTACTTGTTGCTATAACTTCACCTGAATCTGGATCACAAATTACTGAAAAATTAACATTTGATGAATCAAATGGAGGATTTTCTGTTAAATTGTATTCAAATTCAATATTTTTAAATTTATTTGTATTAAATACACCACTTGGTTGATAAATCATTGGATCTGTTGTTAAGCAAAAATTATAAAAATATAATCCATTTATAGAAGATCCTGTTGTTCGTGAATATTTTTCAATTTTATCATATACACCTGCTGGCATACTATTTTCACGATATTTTCCATCACAAATTATAGCAAAATTCTTAAGAATATCTCTAAAATTTTTTTGTGAAAAATCATTTATTTCTGGACCAGTAATATAAATATTTTTTGAAACATCTTGATAAAGAGAAGTTGTAGATAATGGATATAGAATATCTTGATCTGATAGATTTTTTAATTTTATTAAATCATTAGGTAGTTTATATTCATATGGCCAATTTGAATAATTAGACCATTCATTTCTTTTAAATACATCATTTCGCTGAAAGTACCACATCCAATTTGAAACTAATCCGTAAGACTCTAATTTAATTTTATTTGATTTATTAATTTTTTCAAAATCATATTCATGTACTTCTCTAATTAAATATTCTTGACTATTTTCTGCAAATAAACTTCTTTCTTCATTATCTAAAAAACACTGAGTAGTCATTAAATGAACATCAAAATTACTAGACATTCTAGTATCTTTATATTGAAAATTTATTGAAATATCTCTCACTGGTGGTTCATTTATAAATCTATAGAATCCATATAATTCATTTTGAGATTGTTTAGGTTGTATATATGGTATATTTTCATAGCAAGTAACTTCATTTTGATTAGCATCATATGCGACATCTTTAATCACAAATAATTCTTGAATTGGTCTTAATGTAAAATTAATTTCTAACTCAGCATATTGTAAACAAATTAATGGTAAAGCAGTTGTTGATAAAAAATTGTACCAAGTATTAATTGGTACATAAATTTGTGTTTCTGGTATTGATGGTTCACATCCAGAAGTGTCATTATCTTCATTTCTAAAAGCATTAGGATAGTTATTGTCTCTGTTTGAAAAATTAGCAGGATCAATTAAATCATTGTGATTACCTATCATAATATTAAAAGCCTCCTTTTTTGAATTAAAGTCTCTTTCTACAATATTTTTTAAAAATGATCCAGAAAATTTTTGTATTATATGTCCACCTATTGTAAAAGTTATTTCTTTAATTATTTCTGTACCAATATTTTTAATCCATTTAAACTGATATGGTCTATATTCTGTATCATTATATTTTAAAATAGGACTCCAAATTTTTGGTAATGTAAAAACTAAATAAGTATCCATTAATAGATCACCATATCTTGAAATTTTGAATTTATAATTAGATGGTTTTGAAAGACTTAAATTTGTTTGACCAAATTGATCTATTCTAAATTTTTGTAAGCCAAAATTTGTATATTTAACATATTTTGTTTTAAAAAAACTTTTTGTTGGGTTACCATGCATAATTATATTTTGATTTCCATAAGCTATTAAATTTAATAATCCTCCTGCCATTTATTATATATTAATAATTATTATTAATATAATTTTAATAATAATTATTAATTTTATCTAATTTATTAATTTTATTATAATTTATTAATTTTATTATAATTTATTAAAATTATAATAATATAAATATACAAAGTTGATATGCAAGCGAATGGGCTAGAAGGAGTTATCAAAGAAACTACAACAGATTTATTAAATAAATTACAAGATATAAAACCTGAATATTATTATTATTTTACTATTATAATAGTTGCTTTCATTTTATTTGCTCTTTTTTCTTGGATATATAGCATATTAAGTTTAAAAAATTCGGCTTGTGATAGATTAGATATTCTTTATCCAAAAACCAGTCAAATAAATTATTCATTTATGAGGTCTGCTAATAATGTTAAAGGTGATGCATTACAAAATTTTGATAATAATTTAGCATCTATATTTAGAAATTATTATGTTAAATCATCATATAATTCATGTTGTGGTGATGGATATAAAAATAATTTTGTTAATTTATGTGCTTTAGAAAAATGTATTATTGCTGGAGCTAGATTTTTAGATTTTGAAATTTACTCTTATAACAATACACCTATTATAGCAGCATCTACTGCTAATGATAATAATATTAAAGAAATGTATAATTTTTTAACTGTAGATGAGGTTTTTCAAACATTAAATTTAATGAGCTTTAATCCCGAAGATACAAATTGTGCAAATGATCCAATGATAATACATTTAAGATTTATGACTGAAAATGTAAATGTATTAAACAAAGTAGCAGATTTAATTGAACAAAAATTAAATTTAAATCCACAAGAAGTAGACAGTTATTTATTTGAAAATTCAACTGAAGAAAATTTATTAATTGAACATATAAAAAAATTATCTAGAAAATTTATTATAATAGCTAATGCTAATCCTAGTAATAATATATTTAATGGTACAAAATTAGAAAAATTTATAAATTTAAAATCAGGTACAAATAATTGTACTTTGTATAGATATGATGAATTACGCAATGAAGGAGATCAAAGTTCTACATTAATTGATAAAATTAAAAGAGCTTATATGATTATACTTCCTAATTTATCAAATGATTTAAATAACTATGATATGTCATTACCTTTAAATAATGGTTGTCAAGCTATTTGTATGAAATTTCAAAACATGGATACAAATTTAATGTCATATAATGAATTTTTTAAAGATACAGGAAGATTTTCATTTGTATTAAAAAGTGAAAATCTTAGACGAGATTTAGTAGCACCTCATGAAATTCAACCATCTGTTTCATTTACCCCAGGAACAGAGAGTGATTTAATTGCTGGATTAACTGGAGAACAAATGGCTGAAATTGCATCTCAAATGCAACAAACATGTACAACAGAGAGTCTTGGAAGATGTCAAGATCACGGTAGAAATTACGGTGTATTAGATGCTGGTTGTATTAAGAGTAAAGCCGGTCGCGATGTATGCACTTTTTATGAAATAACTAATCAAGATGATTGTTCTAATAACATGCCTGGTAGTTGGACTGTGTGTAATGGTGAAAATGATCCAGGTTGGTGTGCAAACAATCAAGTAGGAAAAAATGATGACTTATTTACAGGAATAGAAGATGGATTATGTATTACGAATGTAACTAATGTACCTGATAATTAATAAAAATTTAAATTTATTTTTTTATTAATAATAAATAATTGAAAAATTATTTATTATTGTGATATATATATAAATTAATATGAATAATGAATCATTAAATGAGAAAGAAATTAAGATTTTAAGAAATGCGATTGATAGTGCTACATATATTATGGGTAAAAAATTAGTACAATCAGATAATATAAGAAATATTATAGAAATTTTAGAAAATTTTTTAAGAAGTCACAAAACTATATGTTACGGAGGAACAGCAGTCAATAATATATTACCTGAACAAGATAGATTTTACAATAAATCAATAGAAATACCAGATTATGATTTTTTTACACCTTATGCTATGGATTATGCTGAAAAATTAGCAAATATTTATTATAAAGCAGGTTATCAAGAAGTAGAAGCAAAATCTGGTATACATACAGGAACATATAAAGTTTATGTAAATTTTATACCAATAGCTGATATTACTTTTTTAGATAAAAAAATTTTCGATCAATTAATTAAAAATTCAATTAAAATTAATGCAATTAATTACTGTCCGCCTAATTTTTTAAGAATGGCAATGTATTTGGAATTATCTAGACCAATGGGTGATGTTTCTAGATGGGAAAAAATTTTGAAACGTTTAATTTTACTAAATAATAATTATCCTTTAAAAGGAAAAAACTGTCAAAATTTATCATTTCAAAGAGAATATGAGGGTAATAAGGAAGAACAATTAACTGTATATAATATTACTAAAAAATGTTTTATAAATCAAGGAGTAGTTTTTTTTGGTGGTTATGCTTGCAGTTTATATAGTAAATATATGCCATATCATGAAAAAAAACAAATTGATAGTATACCAGATTTTGATATTTTATCAACTGATCCTTATAGTTGTGCTATTATTTTAAAAGAACAACTAAATTATAATGGATTTAAAAATATTAAAATTAATAAAAAAAACCAAATAGGTGAATATATTGACACACATTATGAAATAATACTTAATAATGATGTTATAGCTTTTATATACAAAGCTACTGCGTGTCATAGTTATAATATTATAAATATTAATAAAAGTAAAATAAAAGTAGCTTCTATTGATACCATTTTAACTTTTTATCTAATTTTTATTTATTCAAATAGAAAATACTTTGATACTAATAGATTACTTTGCATGGCCGAATATTTATTTAAAGTTCAACTTAAAAATCGTTTACAACAAACAGGACTTTTAAAACGGTTTACAGTACAATGTTATGGAAAACAAAAAACTTTAGAAGATGTAAGAGAGGAAAAATCAAAAATTTATGAAAAAATAAAATATAATAAAAAATCAAAATTATATAATATGAATTTTTTTAGATATATACCAAAAGAAAAATTTGATAAGAAAAAAATTAAAACTAAAACTAAAACTAAAATTAAAACTAAAACTAAAACTAAAACTAAAATTAAAACTAAAACTAAAACTAAAACTAAGAGAAAATAAAAAAATTATTTAAAACCAAAAAACTGTAAATGTTATCAAATATATATAATTAAATTTTATTAAATAAAATTTAATTATAATTTAAATTTTAATTTAACCTAAACGAGGAAAGCCTACTAAATTAGCACCTATACCAAATCCAGCGCCAGTACGAGCACTTACACCCATAGAAGGAACAAATGTGTCTAAAATAGAGAATGTAGCAGCCGCCATTAGCGCTATAATAGCAATTTCATCAAATTTAAGTGGTTTTTGTGGAATAACAAAAGCAACAATTGCAACCATTACACCTTCAACTAAATATTTAATAGCTCTTTTTACCAATTCACTCATATTAACATTCATTTTATTTATAATAATAATATATAAAAAAAATTTAAGATTTATAAAAAATATTACTAAATTAAATTTATTTTAAATAAATACTTAAAATAATATGTTTTAAATATTATATAATTATGTCTTCAAAAAAAAATAAAGTAAAAGAGACAAAAAAACCAATAATTAATAATCATATTGATTTACTCGATGAAGATACACCTATAGCCGGCCAAAAATTTGTTTGCTTAAGTTTTATTTCTCCTGAAGATATTATTAAAAATAAAGAGTTATTTTATTTTGAGAATTTTCTAAAACGGTTTGAATTAAAAAAATCATTAGAAAAATATAATCAATTTCTAAATTTTTTAAGTTATAAATATAAAATAGATTTTAATAAATTAACCAAAGACTTAGAAGAATTTTTAGAAGAAGAAAAAGATAATTTATTTCAAACCACAATTGAAGATGAATATAA